GCCACTCCTCGTAGGGGCCGCAGTAGACCTTCATCTCGTAGCCGGGGAAGGGGACGAACTCGCCCTCTTCCAGCGCGGCGTATTCGAAAAAGTGCTCGCCAACCTTGAAGCAGCCCTTGACCAGCTTCTTCAGGCAGGCAGCGTAGGGGGCGAATGACATCTGGGATCTCCGGGAACCGGGCGGCCGATCCGCCCGCACCCCTTATATAGGCCATTCTGGCCTATAGGTCAATACGGCCTTTTGTGATTTCAGGCCAATAACTTGCGATAAGCCGCCAGCAGGGTCTGAAGCTGCCGCCCGGTGGCGACGTACTGCTGTACCGCCTGCGCCGTGGCGGGCAACTGCCGGGCCTTGGCGATATCGTTAAACATAAATATCGCGTCGGTGATCGCGTCCACCAGCGGCTGCAGCTCAGCCGCCGCCGCGCGTTTACCAGCGTCGAAAGAGTCGCGGTCCTGCATCAGGGTCTCCCTTGGGTGGGCGGGGCAGAAACAGCCCCAACGTTTCGGATGTGTGCTGGAGGGTCTCCAGCAGGATGTCGAGATCCTCGACCCGTTCGCGGATCTCGTCGGCCTCGTCGGCGATGCTCACGTTTGGAATTCTCCGGTTTTGATGGCGGCCTTGAACTCGCCGACCGTCATCGGCGCAACCGATTCCAAGAACCGACCGGTAGGCCGCTCGACATAGCCGCGATAGCGCGGCTGACCGTTGGCATTGTGATCGTAAGGCTCGCCGAGCAGGAAGCCGCCTCCGCCCATGTAGGCGGGCGGCAAACATTCGAGCGCGTACCAGTAGTTCTCTTCAGTGGACTCGATCCATTTCGTCATGGCGCTCCTAGTTGGTTGGAAGTTTGCGGGGGTAGATTTCGCGGGCGGTCTCGGCCCAGTCTTTGGCAGCGGCGAGGGTCTCTTCGACCCCGTACTGTTTGCCGCACTGCCAGAGGTAGCCCTTCGCCAGCGGCTTGGTCCGGACCATGCAGACCGGCTTGCCGGGGATGTACTCCCAGCAGTTGGCTTTGGAGGGGTAGGGCTGCCAGTTGTGCGTCATGCGATCGGTCATCATGCCTCCACCGTTGCGCCTTCCAGCAACCGGGCAGGGACACCGCACAGCATGCCGTTCTCGGCGCGAAACACCGTTGAGATCCCCTTGCGCCCGCGTAGGCGCGCCCGTTCGACCGTGAAGCGCTGGCACTCGATACCGCCCCAGTTGCCGGGCTTTGCCAGTTTGACCTTGCTGCCGGGCTTCAGGCCTCGCTTCAGCGCCTTGGTGGCGGCAGAGCGGGCCGACATCGCGCGGTACTCGATGGCCGACTTCAGGCTGGAATATTCGGGGTCGCCGATCAGCGGCTTCAGCTCAGAGCACTGGGCGATGATCGACATCGGGGCAGGGCAGCCATACGGGCCCATGCCTTCCTCCATGTCCTTGTAGCCGAAATTGTAGTGCTCTTTCGGCACCGATTTGATCGCGTAGACCAGCAGGGCCCGGATCATACCGTCCGCGTCAGGGACGTAGACCTCGCTCTCGGGCTCGTGGAATTGAGCCACCAGAAACACCGCCTCGCGGGTGGCGCTTGATGCCACGATGCGCTTGGCGAATTCGGGACCGCAGCCGGCGATGATCGAGTCAACGGCCTTGATGCCTTTCGGCTTGTGATAGAACGTCCAGCCCATCAGATGCTTTCCTTGACGCCGGGGAAGGCGGCGACGATCGCCTTCAGCTCCGCTTCGGATTTGTCGGCCGCGATGGCGGCTTCCAGTTCGGCGCACAGTTTCGGGATCGACATCATCGGGATGACAAACCCGACGATCGCGCGATTGATACGCGCCTCTTTCGCTTTCTTGGGACTTAGCTTCTTCACTTCGTTCCTTTCTGGGGCCTTGCGGCCCCGGTTGGTCCCGGCTCAGTCGAGGCGGGAGCTTGCGTAGATGCGGAGGCTGTTGCTGCCGAGTTCCGCGCGGAGGACTTCCGCCATCGCATTGGCGCAGGCCTCTTTGCGCTCCATCGACTGGTTGAAGGCCGAGATCCAGATATCGACCCCGCCGCCGTAGGCCTTGCGCGCCAGCTTGTTTTTCACCAGCCACTTGGCGAACGATCCGTTGCCGGGGCTGACGTTCACCCAAGCGAACCCGCAGACGCCTTCCGGCACATGCCACATCGCCTTGGGGAGGCTGTTGGCGTCCAGCGGATTGGAGGGCTGCGACACCATCATCGCGCGCGGCACCTTGGCCTCACCGGCCGCGCGTCCGGCCTCAGCGGCCTTGGCGTAAGCCGCCTCGAACGCGCCGTACTTGGCCACGCGGGCCACCTTTTCGGCCGCGATCTTCTCGCGGAGACTTCCGTATTCCATCAGGGAACTCCTTTCCGGGGAACCGCGACCACCGCGTCCCTTCAATCCTTATGTAGGCCATTCTGGCCTATAGGTCAATACGGCCTATATCACAGGTTCGTGATTTAACTAGGAACATCGTCCTATGACCCCGCGCGAGCGCAAAGACATGCCGGTGCTGATCGCGGTCGCGATAGCGGTCTGCATCGGAATCATTCTGGTGGTGATCTTTTTCGGGACCGGCCCGGATTAGGGCAGGGGATCGCTGGCCCAGTCCTCATAACGGTCGAGGGCGGCCTGTTCGACTTCGGCGATCTCGGTTTCGATCTGCTTGATCTTTTCGCGCACGAACGGGCAGTGCTGCCAATCGCGTCCGGCCTCGCCGATGGTCTCCCACTTGATGGCTTCCAGCGCGTGGATCTCGCTGGCGTACCCAAGACGACCATTCGCGGCCATCCACTTCACGGCCTGCGCGCCGGTCATGCGAGGGTCTCGTCGCCGAACAGATCCCTGAGCGCGACGCCTTGGGCTTCTATCTTGCCGATGCCGTCGCCGCTGACCGCGTAGGTCGAGCCCACCTCTGGATTCTTGCCGATCCAATATTGCGCGAAGATCCGCGCCCGTTTCAGCGTCTTGAACGACCGCCATTTGCCGCCGCCATCGACGCTGGAATATCTGACCTTGATCATGCTGCTAGCCTTCCTTTCGTTTTCCGGACCGTGCCGGCCTTGGTGAGCGTCTCCTGAAAGGCGAGGCCTTCCAGCTTCAGGGCGGTGAGCGCCTCGCCCCAGATGTGCATCTTGATTTCGAATTCCGGCGAGCAGCCGATGCCGTTCCGCTGGCCGCTCTTGGCTCCCTTGCCCCGGACCCAGAAGTGGCATTTCCACTCGCCGGTTTTTGGGTCGAGCCACTTGCCGCCTTCTTCGGACCAGCCGACGAATTCGACGATCACGACTTCGGACCGGCTGAAGCCGGGGGTGCCCTCGATCACGATCCGCTCGCCGACCTTGATTTCGCCAGCGGGCTTTTTCTTCCGCTTGTTGAACCAAGCCTGCGCGACCTTGCCGCGCTTGGTGAGCATCAGGCCGTTGCCGCCGCAGCCGAAGCAGGTCGAACCGTGCATCTGGCACCAACTGAACTGACCGCTGCCGCCACACCGCGTGCAGGTCTTGCTTTCGAACAGCAGCTTCTTGGGAACCATCTTTATCTCCACTAGGCCGTTCTGGCCTATGAGCATGAGATAGGCCATTCCGGCCTATTCGTCAAGCGTCCATTCCAACTTTTTTCGGGGCGAATAGACCCCTGAATTCGTGGAGGTTTTCGCCATGCCTATGAAACCGAAGCCCGGAGAGAGCCAGTCACAGTTCAGCGCCCGCTGTGTCCCCGACATGATGGGCGACGGCAAACGCGATCAGGATCAGGCGGTCGCGATCTGCCTCGATATCTGGCGCAAAAAAGACAAGGCGCTGAAGACGTCGCCTGACGATTTCGACGACCGTGCCGAGTTCATGCGCGAGTGCATCGCCGAGGGCGGCGACGCCTATGAATGCACGCTGCTATGGGACACGCGTAGCGCGCCGGCCGTGCTGCACAAGACCCATGTTTCAGAAGGTAGCGGGCTGGAGTTCATCCTGTCGGACGCGACGCCGGACCGCATGGGCGACGTGATCGAGGCCGAGGGCTGGGACCTCACCAATTTCCAGAAGAATTCCGTGGCGCTGTTCAATCACAACGCCAACTTCCCGATCGGCAAATGGAAAAACCTGCGCACCAAAGACGGCGCACTGCGCGGCCAGTTGCAGCTCGCGCCGGCCGGCACGTCAGATCGCATCGATGAGATCCGGCGGCTGGTCGAGGCCGACATCCTGCGCGCGGTCTCGGTCGGCTTCCTGCCGAGAGAATCCGAACCGCTCACCAAGGGCGGTGGCAGCGGGCTCCGCTTCCGCAAGGCCGAGCTGGTCGAATGTTCGCTGGTTTCGATCCCGGCGAATCCCAACGCTTTAGCGATCGCACGATCGCTCAACATCTCCCGCGACACCGTCGCAATGATCTTTGCCGGGAAAGGCAACGAAAAAGATCAGCGCAACGGACGTCGCGGTTTCAACGGCGGGCAAGCCGAAAATCCTCCTGTACGAAAGAACAGGATCATGTCTGGACCCCTCGCAAAGCGCATCGAAGACACCGAGCAAAGGCTCGTTCGGCTGCGCGATGAACTGAATACCCATCTCGAAAGTGTCGATGACGAGAACGTCACCGATACCGATCTGGAAACCACCAAGGAACTCAACAAACGAATCGCGGATCAGGAAAATCTGCGGACCTCGCTGCTGGCTTCCGAAGCGACGGTGGCAAAATCCGCCGCTGACGACGGCGGCAACGGCACCCGTCCCGTTACCTCGGTGGGTAACGGCAGCCGTCGTCCCTTCAGCCTCAAGTCGAAGACGGTGGAGCCACTGGAGTTTCTGGTCCGCGCCGGAGTGATCCGCGTGCTGTCCAAGAATCCGGACTTCGCGGGCCGTTCGCTCGATTCTATTCGTGAGCAAATCTACGGCAACGACGAAGCCACCAAGGTAGTCGCCGATATCGTGTTGAAGGCCGCGACTGTCCCGGCAACGACCACGGGCGCTGGTCCGACCAATTGGGCCGCCGAACTGGTGCAGCAGATCAACGCCGAGCTGATGCCTCGGCTGGCCCCGTCATCGGTCTATCCGACCCTGTCGGGCTTGGGTCTGCGGCTCGACTTCGGTCGCAACGGACGCATCAGCATTCCGACCCGGCTGGCAACGCCGACGATCAACGGCTCGTTCGTCGGTGAAGGCAATCCGATCCCGGTCCGGCAGGCGGCGTTCTCCGCCCAGACGCTCACCCCGAAGAAGATGGCGGTGATCACGACTTGGACGCGCGAGATGGACGAGCATTCCGTGCCGGCCATCGAAGGCCTGCTGCGCAACGCGATCCAAGAAGACACGGCGGTGGCGATCGACACCGTCCTGCTCGACGCCACGGCGGCCACCGCGCTACGCCCCGCCGGTCTGCGGAGCTACGCTTCTGGTCTGACACCGACTCCCATTGGCGCTCCCGCCAATGCGTTCAACGCCCTCGTCACCGACCTCAAGAACCTGACGGGCGCGATCCTGACGGCGACCAACGGCAACATCCGTAACATGGTCTTCATCATGAATCCGCAGCAGGCCTTGTCGATCGGCTTCATTCAGCCGCCGAATCCGTCTGGACTGTTTCCGTTCCGCGACGAGATCAACGCGGGGCGTCTCAATGGCAAGCCGTTGATCCTGTCAGGCACCGTGCCGCTCGGCACCGTGATCTGCTTGGATGCGGCGGATTACGTCTCGGTGACCGGTGACAACCCGCGTTTCGAGATCAGCGATCAGGCCACCTTGCACATGGAAGATACGAGCCCGGCGAACATCGGCACCGTTGGTACGCCGAACACGTTCGCCGCGCCCGCGATGTCCATGTTCCAGACCGACAGCATGGCGCTGCGGCTCGTCCTGCCGATGAACTGGATTGTTCGTCGCGCGGGTGTGGTCTCGTGGGTTGCTGGCGTGACTTGGTAGACCTCCTCCCGATCCGCTTGGTCCAATAGGCGGATTAACCTCGCGGGCGAAGGCGCAAATGCTTCGCCCGCGTATTTTCCGGAGACATAAAGATTGTCGATCCCCCAGATCCGCCTCGACCCCATCGCGCGCCCGGCCACACGCATGTACATGCACCCGAACGAACAAGGGACGATACTGGCGCTGCTCAATGGCATCCGGCCGCGCACCGTGGTCGAGATCGGCGTCAATATCGGCCTGACAGCACAGGCCGTGCTGGAGAACGTCCAGACCATCGAGACGTATTTCGGCATCGATGTCGATCCGAATTACCAATTCGAAATTCCGGCGCAGCAGATCGAGTATCCGGGCGAGCCGGGCCGTCTGGTCAAGGGAGACCCGCGTTTCAAGCTGGTGCTGCGGGGCGGCCTGATGCCGTCCTATGCCGACGTCGTGTTCATTGACGGCGACCATGGCCGCAAGGCGGTGATGGTGGACAGCCTGTGGGCGGCGGAGATCGTAGCGCCCGGTGGCATGATCATCTGGCACGACTACCAGAACCCGACCGTGCAGGTCACTGAGGTGCTCGACGAGCTGCACGAAAAGGGCCGCCAGCTTTTTCACGTCGCAAATACTTGGCTAGTCTACGAGCGGCGATGAGCCAAGTCATGACGAACGAGGTGTTCGCACGGCTCTATGTACAGGCCGGGGTCGGACATTTCCGCGAGAATCGTTTCCGGGAGGCGCTGGCCTTCTTCGACGCGGCGCTGCGGTACAACCCCGATGACGACTACGCCCGCTACAACCGCGCCTCCGTGCTGCTGTCGATGGGCGACTACGCGCGGGGCTTTCCGGAACACGACGTGGCGTGGCGGCTGTTTCAATGGCGCGGTTTCGGTCCGGTCAGGGAAGACATCGACAAGCTGTCGGTGCTGCCGGTCTGGCGCGGCGAGCATCATGTCAGCGTGCTGGTCTATCACGAGCTGGGATTTGGCGACGCCATCATGGTGATGCGCTATCTGCCCGAGCTGAAGCGACGCGCCGAAGTGACACTGCTGGTCGATCCGTGTCTTGCGCGGCTGGCGCGTGGCTTTGACGTCGAAGTCGTCGAGAAGGTGCCGAACGATCTGCGCGAGTACGACTATCGGCTGCCGTTTTTTGGCGTGATGAGCGCGCTGGGCGAGACCGTCGAGACGATCCCGGCCGAGCCATACATCAGGGTGCCGCTGCCGGTGCGCGACGACAGACGCAACCTCGGCATCGCGTGGTCCGGCCGCACCCAAACCATGTTCACGGCGGAGCGTTTCCTGTCGCTGCTTCAGCATGAGGGGTTTCGGATTCACGCGCTGCAACCCGGACCGGCCCCGGACGGCATCGAGCCGTTGCGGCCGGGCAGTGATTTCGCCGACGTCGCCGATCGCATGGCTGCCATGGACCACATCGTCACGGTCGATACGGCGGCGGCTCACCTCGCGGGCGCAATCGGACATTCGTCCGTTCATCTGCTGCTGCCGTTCATGAGCGATTGGCGCTGGTGGCACGCGAGCGCTTGGTATCCGCGCATCACGACATACCGACAACCGCAACCCGGCGATGATTGGAGGACGCCGTTTGCACAGATCAACGCGACCTTGAAAGAACCCGCAACCAAAGGAGAGATCGATGGCTGACAATGACCAAGCCAAAAGGGATGCCGACAAGAAGGAAGCCGAGCGTCGCGAAGCCGAGCAGAAGAGGCTGCAGGAGCAGCAGCAGGGAAGGCATCAGGGTGGCGAGACCCCGACGCCGACGCAGGCCGAGAGCGATGCGATGAGGACCGGCAAGGAGCGCGCCGCCAAGGAGGCAGAGGGGCGGGCGACGGCCGCCACAGATTTCTACAGCAACATCCCAACCCCGACCCCGACGCAGGCCGAGAGCGATGCCGCGATGCTAGCCCTGATGGGTCAGCAGGAGCTGCCGGAAGGCAGCGGCATGTACAAGACGCCGTTGCAAACGCAGGACGAGGCGCAACGTCGCAAGCAGCTTGAAGCCGACAAGTCCGGCGGATACAGCACCCGCTCGACCCGATCGGAATAGACGCGGGTGGCAAGCCTTCTGCAACGGATAACCGCCCTCGTCAGAACCAAGGCTGGCGAGGGCGAGGTCCGGCCCGGTCCGTATTATCTGCCGATCACAGGCGGCTGGCTTCCGGACGGCGCGCCATGGAATTTTTGGCAATCCGACATCAATCCGCAGGGCACCAGCTCGTCGGCGATGGTGGAGGCATGCCTGTCTGCTTACGCCCAGACGGTGGCAATGTGTCCGGGTGATCATTGGAAGACCAATGCCAAGAACGGCCGCGACCGTGTCACGACGTCGGCGCTGTCGCGTATTCTTCGCCGTCCGAACAGTTACCAGTCGCCGTCCGACTTCATGCTCAACGCCACGCGCTCGCTCTACGCGGACGGCAACGCCTATGCGCTGGCGCTGCGCAACGACCGCTACGAGATCAGCGAGCTGCATCTGATGGACCCGCGCGAGAGTGCGCCACAGGTCGCGGTGACCGGCGACGTGTTCTATCATCTGTCTGGCAACGACGTGATCGACCGGCAGCTCAAGGAGCCGCTGCTGGTGCCGCAGCGCGATGTGCTGCACGTCCGTCTCAACGCCACGCGACGCCGCTATCCGTTCCCGCTGGTGGGCGATTCCCCGATCGCGGCGGCGATGCAGGACATCCTGACCGGCAACGCGATGACCGCGCAGCAGATCCAGTTTTACATGAACCAAGCGCGCCCATCGGCCGTGCTGACCACCGATCTGTTGCTCGACAAGGATCAGGTTCAGTTCGTTCGCGACCGCTGGGATGAGCAGTCGAAGGGCCTGAAGGCCGGCGGCACGCCGATCCTGACGGCGGGCCTGAAGCCGATGTTCCTGTCATCCAGCTCCAAGGATTCCGAGCTGGCCGAGATCATGAAGATGAGCGACCAGAAGATCGCATTGGCGTTCCGGATGCCGCTGCAGATCCTCGGCATCAGCAGCTCCAATATGGGCTCGACCGAACAATTGATGCAGTCGTGGGTCTCGCAGGGTTTGGGCTTTGCGCTCAACCACATCGAGGACGCCTTCGGCCTGCTGTTCAATCTCAAGGGCCAGCCTGACGAGTATGTCGAGTTCGACACCAAGGCACTGCTGCGGTCCGCCTTCCGCGACCGCATCGAGGGCCTCGCGCGGGCGGTGCAGGGCGGCATCTTCTCGCCAAACGAGGCGCGGGCTTCCGAGAGCATGGACGAAGTCGAGTTCGGCGACGAGCCGCGTGTCCAGCAACAGGTCGTGCCGTTATCGGCTGCGTCCGCGATTCCAGCCGCACCGGGGATGCCGGGTGCGCCGCCGCAGCCACCGGCCGCTGGCGCGGCAGAGAAGCCGCCAGCGGAAAAGCCGCCAGAAAAGACCATCACGGCAAAGGACTACAACGATGTCGTTGCCAGCGAACTTCGAACCCTCCTCGCCCGCGCCGACCGTTATGACCGAAGCGACGCTTGACGCCCTGCGCGATGCGCTGGGGCAGATCATTTCGTCCCATCGCAAACAGTGGTCACGCGAGCGCGAGCTGATCGAGGCGCATACCCGCGCGACGATCGCGGAGCTGCGTGCGCAGATCGCCGAGCAGAAGGCCGTGCTGGACAAGCTGGTGAGCGAGAAACTGGCCAGCCTGCGCGACGGCCTGCCCGGTGCGCCCGGCGACAAGGGCGACCCCGGTGAGCAGGGG